AGTCTGGGTAGCTTGAGACAAAGTAGCAATAGAACCGAAATCATGAGTTAAAGTTACGGTGTAGGTCTTTCCCCAGCCAAAAACGGATTGCCACAAGGACGTGAACCACGCGGCCCACGGTTGCGACCAAATCGCCATGTCTTGACTGACGGGTAAATTACTCTTGGTAGGCGGAGTTCCTACGCTCATAACCTCGCCTTTAGAGCGACATAGGTAATTACTACGCGAATTGGGTCTGTAATCCGTATTTTGAAAAGCCAGTCAAGACCTACTCCCAACCGTCTCCACACAACTCGATCAAGATACTCACCTATCGCTCCTATCGACTTCCAAGATTCATTCCCATAAGTGTGTCCGTTGTCTTTACTGATAGTCAACATGGCTTGAGGATCGGAGCCTTGGCCTGAAACTAAACCCACCCCCGTCTCAAAATCACAGAAAAGCTCATCTACAATGACAGGATCGTTGCTGTTGAAAAAATGCCTTCCAATGATCTCACGGGCTATCGCTACACCGTTATCAGTATAAGTATCGGAGTCCAACTGATAGATATCGCTTGTCTCGTAATCGCTTATCAAAGTCTTGTTCAGGAAATCCAACTGCATTTCTCCCCGGTGTCTCCCCCTGGAAAGTCCGTATTCCAAAGCACTCCACATCCCCGTGGAGGCGTCATAAAGCCACGACTTTAACGGAGTCGGAAAGTTTATCTGCAACATCGGATGCCCGCCCAGCATGTAAGCGTAAGCAGTTGCGTCCGAAACGGAAGAATAACCGTTAATCAGCGAGTCAATTTCCTGAGTGGAAACAGGTTTTGGGACATAGCCTTGAATGAACATGACTTGGACTTGTCCGTTCTTGTTCTTCATTAACCCGGCAAGGCCGGAATTGAATTTTGTCAAAGACCATCTGGCCGCGAGTCCGAATTCCTGCGTAGCGCCTTTAATCGTCTGAAAGGGAAAGTCCGCGGCTCCGGTATTGGACAGATATTCCGTGGTGTCCGTGCCGAATAAAACGACTTCACCATTATCCGCAAAGACTCTGACTAATCCATCTGGCGCGGATTCCGCCGTGGCAAAGTCTAGAGCGTTCCAAGTCGTTCCATCGGCGGAGATGGAATATTCATCTGTTTCTCCGTCATCCACGATGAACTGCCCGTCCAGCCAGGCACAAGTCTTGGCTAATTGAGGAAATCCGGCAGCCGCTATCAGCGTCAGAGTCATGGTTGATATGGTATAGGTATAGCCGTTAGTGCCGGTGGTCAACAGAATCACCGTCCCGTCATAGGCCATGTCTACCCGACCTGACGTGGTGCTGATAGTCCCACGGCTGGTCTTGATTCCTGCATTATTTACTTCGTACAACGTCCCGCGATGGACAAGATAATAAAGACTTCCAACAGCAATCCATCCACGGATATGAGTATCACCCAAAGAAGCTCCGGCTCTCAATAGAAGTCCCGGAGTGCCATAAAATACCAGTCTGGACTTCTCTCCGTCTGGAACAATCTCGGCGTATAAGTTCAGATGTTTCTGGGATGTCGAAGTAGAAGATTTTCCCTGAACATTAGTTCCAAAGAGAGGAATGATAGGCATTAGGTGTCCGAATATACATTCCAGCGCCCGCCGCCATTCAATCGCCCCAAAGCAGCCACTCCGCTATCGACTTGAGCAATCAGGGAAGGACGATTGAGAGACTTTATATTGGCCCTGGCTTTGACGGCAATTTGTTCCACTTTCTGCGGAATCTTCACGCCAAATTCAGGACCGAATTCCTCCGCCAGGCTGTATTCAATCGCCCGCTGATAACCGGGAGGCAAAGAAAGGCTGGTCGTCAACGCGGCAAAAGATTGTAATGTCTGCCAAGTATTAAGTTTGAGCGTCAGTTGAACCGAGGGGACACAATAAAGGTAAATTACACCCAACGGATAGGCGGAGTCCATGAACAGATATTGTGGTAACGTGCTTTGCGTAGTCTTGGTAACAATGGAATCGTATTCGGTACGATCTTGTAGAACCTGAAGCGGATACCACTGAGAATTACTATCTACCACGAAAGCAGAATCAATCTTGACCGGACGTTGATCGGTGAAGTTACCGCCTGAACCGATAGTTCGGGAAGTCGTGGCGGCAGGCCAAGTATAAGAACCTTGGACAACCTGATAAACAAACAGACGTTCCAACTGCCACGAGTCCAGCATGGCATTTAAAGCTACCAGGCCGTCAGCAGCTTCGTCTGAATCCAGAGCCTCGCCTTTGCCGATAACTCCATCAAGTCTCATCGCTCTTGTGATAAGAGACAGGGCAGTAGGCATGATTATTCCTTGAGTTCCTTGAGGGCCGCTTCAATTTTCGATTGAGATAACCGATGATGAGGCTTTTTTCCGAACTTAGCCTCGTATCGTTCGATAATATTTGTTGCTGTTATAATTTCTTCAACCGCATCAGGAATTTTAAGAATTTTCTGAGTTTCTGCAACAACTTTTTTAGTAGTTTCATTTTCACGCTTCCAGCCGTTCTTTTCGTTCGCCACAGCTTCGGCTTCGGTATAGACGTGCATATGGCCGTGTTGTGTATGAGCCATGAGTATCATCATCCTGTATTCTCCTTTAAATTTTTCACATGCTCATTCCAGCTTTGATATAGATTAAATCCTTTATCGGATGATTTAATTTCTTCTTTAACTTCTTGAGGCGGGGCATATTTACTTCCTCCCGGTCTGCGGAGCATGAATTCATGGAAATTACCTTTGTATTCCTTCTCGTCGTGCTTTACATCATGGTGGTTAAGATTAAGATTAGGTAACAACCAAATATCCACTCCCATATCTACGCAATTTCGACTGAAAGCGTAATCCTCGCTGTACCAAATGCGTTTATGCGCCCCGTGATGAAACAAGTCCACATTCGGATGGTATAAAGGTCCATAGACAAGTTCAGGATAAGCCACCATGAACTTATGTAACAAACTGGGGGTAATCTTTAAAAAACCCGCAGGCAGGTGTTTGGCTTTGATACAGCCATCCTGACGAGTAATGGGATAACCCTTCTCATCCGTCTCGATCTGTCCCATGTAATCTTCTTCATCTTTTTTGAAACGATACGTTCCAGCAACTACATCGCCTTCGGTCTCTACTAGCGTCAACAGGTCTTTTGGGTCCCACGATAAATCGTAGTCGATAAATACAATAATATCCGCTTGCGCCGTGATCGCTTTGCGAAGCATGAAAGACCTTGCAGCGGAAATATAAACATTACCGATTTCCTGTGCATAGCCTTCGTCATATCCGGCTTCTAAAATAAGCGGGATAGAATCCTCCATTGCTTTGATATATGCCTTGGTAGGACCGTTCAACGAGGGGGTGCAAAAGATAACTTTTTTCTTCGGTTCCATTACTTTACCCCTACCGCTAACAGTTGAAGATACCAAGCTCTTTGTACAACGACTTTTGAGAAACCTGCTCTGTTCATGACTTTCATCAGTCTATCCTCAGTGAAACCAGAATGGTGTGCCATATAAGGATTATCAGCGACATACGGAGCATAACCGAAATACATATCATGTCCTGTGATTGGACCAGCCTCCGATATGTAAACTACTTCATCGTCAGGCTTTACGTCTTCTAAATCGGGGACATAAATGAGAGCAACGCCTCCCGGCGTCAGTACTCTCAGAAATTCTCTCAATGCTTTGTCTACGTCTTCAGGATGGAGATGTTCCAGAGAATGACAACTAACAAGAGCATCGTATTCCCCGATGTCTCCCATGTTGGTCATGTTCGCCACGATGTCTGGATTGTACTCTTTGCAAATATCCAATCTTACTTCTTTGTAACCAGGTAAAAGACCTACAATGCTAGGAGATAATTTACCATTACCACTCCCCACATGAAGGAGTCTCAAGCACTACCTTTCCAAAGTCCGAGGGCAGTAAGTGTTGCCATAATTTCCTTTAGAGCGTTTAAATGCGCCGCCGTAAAGTCGGTGGAACTGGAAAGTAATGAAGTGTGTTGAGCCGCTAAAGCCCGTTGCGATACTTTTGCAGTACCGTAAAAGCCAATCGTATGATCGGCTTGATCTCCAATAAAATCTTTTGAATCTGCTACGCCTGTAGTCGGCATTATATTCTCCTGTTAAAGTAAAAATGGGCGAGCCGAAGCCCGCCCACGTTCTTAACTGACTTACGCGCTACCTTTCCACAACCCAAGGGCCGTGAGGGTAGCCATGATTTCCTTCAGTGCATTGAGATGCGCCGCCGTGAAATCAGTTGAGCTTGACAGCAAAGATGTATGCTGTGCAGCCAAAGCCCTCTGGGAAACAGCCGCCACGCCATAATGGCCTACCAAGTCAGACGTATCCCGTCCGACCTGTACGCCACCGCTCGCGCCTTGTCCCAAGTACTCAACATCTGAACCTAATGGAAGTGCCATGATTGATCTCCTTAACCCGTAATCCGAACGGCTAATTCACCGCGCAGTTGTTTGACGCCATAAAGCACGTCAAGACGACACGGGATATTATCCGAGTTGATATCATACTGACGAGCCAGACGGATTGAAATACCGTCATAGGTTTCACGCGCACCCCACGCACCGAACTTTGAAACATCTTCCAAATCGGCAGTCACCAAAGCCAGCCAATTTTTATGGAAAGCCAGATGCTGTGGATAGCTTCCAGAAGCCGCGCCCACCACTGTCACTGCGCCAGTATCGGTTGGAACCGCAGAACAATTCTGCAAAGGACCGGACGTATAAATAGCCGGTGAAACGGTAAGTACCGTAGCGGTAGCGGAAGTTACGACAAATTGACGCAAATGCGAGTAAGCGACTTTGGTTTCGTCGTTCACTGCATAGCAACCAGCGAATGTCACGACTGTTCCGGCTGAATAAGCCGTAGTGGTGGTGTTCACCGTAACGGTGGTATCACCATTAGTAATAGCGGCGTCATTCACCGTAATACCCGTGACTACTCCGGCAGAATTGACGTGTGGATTGATGACAGGGCACATGCCCCAATTAAATCCAGTAGCCATGTCCTTAATCATGCCAGAATCGTACTGATCGGCAATTTTGCCAGAGGCTTGAAATAAGCCTTTATAGGCATCCACGACAGTCGCCATCGCCAGAGGCGATAACGCAACCACTCGTTTTCCATCTCTCGGAACCAAATTGTCATCCAAACGAGCACCGGCCTGAAGGACAGTCAACATGGAAGCGGGAGTCGTCCCCGCCGTTCCGACCAGATTAGGGACATCGACAAAGCGTGCAGCGACGGCATTTTCGATGTTCGATGCCACAATCGCCGCTGCCGGTTCAATGATCCTTTCCGCGAAATCATCCATTTCCATCGTGAGTTCGGCGGAACTGAACGTCATGTCCACACCGACTTGAGTAGCGACGGTAATGGTTTCACTGGTTTCACTGGTGTCTTGAGCGTTGAGAGTTTTGCCACTACGAATCGTGTATTTATTCGGCATACGCACTTTAAGAGTGCTTCCGATCTTAGCGCCATCATTGGCGAAAGATGAATCGTATTGACGGTTTACATTTCTCGCTAAGACCAGTTTTCCGTGAAGTACTTGCTGAATCTTTCGCGTTACTGCTGTTGGAGTTAACAGGGCATTAGCCATGTTCGTTTTTCCTAAAGAATACTACATTCCCATTTTCTTCCGGCTCCGAGCACGCTCTTTTCGTATCCATTCTTCAGTGGTGTCGGTGTCTTTCGGGGTATCATCCGAAGGGCTACCGCCGCCACCTGGATTTATCGGCGTGGGGGCTGAAGAGGCTTTTTTCGGTTCTGGCTTTTTTGGCTCTTTGGTTTCAAAACGAGCTTCGAGCTTACCGATCTCGCGTATTGCATTGGAGGGTGAGAGCGCCGCGATGCGCTCGCAATCCTTGGGATTGTCGGCAAAATGAGAGAGGATGTCAGGACCAGAATCAGACTCAGCAATGGCCTGCAAAACACTATCGGACATGGTTATCTCGGCAATCGCCTCGATTCGTTCCTCCAAGTCCGGGTATTTCTCTCTTACTTTTGTCTGAAAATTACCGAAGACTTTTTGACGATCTTCAGCGTGTTTGTTCGACAACGCTTCCTGTTCCGATCTGGACCGTTCTTCTCTGGCGGCTTTGCGCCCTGTATAAGCAGCTTTCGCGTCCAGAAAGTCTTCGTATGAATCGAAACTGGCGCGTTCGGGAGATTTGTCTTCCAAATCTTTACCGTTCGGCTTTACTTCTGGTGGCCTTGAGTCGCGGCCCTGATAATATGCCTCTATCTCCTTGCGGGTCTGATAGCGGGCATTTTTCTTGATTTTTGCTGCGATGCGGTCCAATTCCTCCTGGGTGTAAGTGCGAGGAACTTTGACTGGTTCAACGACAGGTTCTACCACCGGCTCGACTACAGGTTCTACTTTGACTTCAGATTCAGTCGTAACAACGGGTTCATCGGCCATGAATGGCCCTCCTTCAAGTTAGGATAGGACTAAGGAAAACTACGGAAAACTACGGAGAACTACTGTGCTACTGCGCGGCGTGTTGAATCTCGAAACCGCCCAGATGATCTTCAATCATCTGCATTTTGTCTTTCAACTCATTGTGCATTTCACCGAATTGCCCGGTCATGCCNTNCATCATTTTTTCCGTCATCTGTTGTTCATGTTCCGCGAACATCTTTTCCACTTGCGACACGACTTCGTGTAAAGCCGCTTCATGTTCATCATTGATGGACTTTTCTTTCATTACCATCATCTGTTTCACGAAATTCTCTTTCAACGCCATGAACTTCTTTTCATACTCGATTTTTTGCAGTTCATTCTGAACGGTTTGTTCGCGTTCCATCATGGAATACTCGGCTTCTTGCAGGGCTTGGGTCTTTTCCTGAATGACTTCCGCTGCGTGAGTCAGTTCGGCTTCTTTCTGACCTAACATCTGGGCCGCTTGTTGAATCTGGCCTTTCTGCTTCTCAATATCGGTAGGTTCTTCGTCTCTCAAATTAGGCGGAAGCATCTTTCTGAATCTGTCGGCAATCTGCTGTGCACCGGGCCAGTCTTGGGATTTGAAAATAATATCTCCAAACTGCGCCATGAATTCCTTGTTACCACGGGAAATTTCCATCATCGCGTCGGCGGATTCGAGTCTCCGGGTCGTATAAGACGGACCAGCGATGATTGTTACATCGTATTTTCCGACGCCGAGATTGTAGATTTTCTGTATTTTCCCTGTGTCGTCCGTAATTTCGGCATAACCCATAGGGTTCCCTGACTCATCGGCCAGATTCGGGTCTACCGTCACCTGACCGGGTTCGCCGTCTTCTCCGATGATTCGTGCGATTCGTCTGGTGTCGTAAATCTTGGGAATGATGTCTACGATCATCTGGCCTGTGTGTCTAAGCGAACGGGTCAAATTGTCAGAGAAGTGAAAACTTCCTGTGTCTCCTTCACGATTACGGGCGGAAATCGCTTTACCGGAAGTCTCGTTACTCGGAGCACCCAGTGTGGCGTTATAACGCCCCATCGAGGCTTGGATGTTATGTTCTGACTGTTCCAGAACAGACAACCAGCCGGTAGAGACACCTGGAGGCGGTTCCCGTCTGGGGGCGGCTACTAAAACACCGTCCACCGATACAGGCTTGTAAGGCAAGACAGAAATATTTCTGCGATTGGCGGTTTTCCACAAATCCTTATCATCTTCAATCTGTCCCGTCGCCGCGACGTAAGAAGCCCTGGGAGCTAGAGCGACGTTTTCTATGAAAGCGGAATTATGCGTCGGAATCATGGAGCGACCCGCTAGATACAGGTGCGAAGGACTATCAACGGATACGCATTTTACTGGACGAGAAGCTACGGCGCGCACCGCTTTAATACGATATTGTTTGGTGCGGCGATGATGAAAAACACGATCCGGGTTGAGGATTTCTCTCTTACGAGGCATCTGGAATACATCATCCTCCAAACCACACGAAAACATTATTTTCCAATTCTGCGATCTAACGTAATCGCTGTTGGCTACCGCGCTGGCTTCGTACAAAACTTGTGTCATCTTAATTCCCAAGGAGGCCCCGATTTCAAGTACTCCATCTCGGACGGCCTCCATGCTTGTCGTCAGACTGCATTGCCTGGTTGCTTTATTCACGGTTCCGTCGCTATCCATCAGGCCCTGCAAAAGTGCAAGTCTCTGCGAGGCACTGGAACGGAGGTAAATAGCCGGGATATGCTTGTTGTGCAACAAACCGAGCACATGGAATTTATCTTTTATTCCATAAACAGTGAAGTTCGCGGCACCCGGTCTTCCATCGTAAATACGCGCTTCCCCGCAATCGTATCCAAGTTTTTTAAGGCGTTCTCGTAAGGCTTCCACATCGCGCACGTCTTCGGTAATCTGCGGCGCTGCGCTGGTTCCGTCACCAAGCCAGATTCCCAGAAGATATGGGTGAATCGGTAACTGGCGTTCATCAATCTGAATAGGTTGGGAAACGCGGATCAGATGCCGCTTTGGGTCCAGTTCCTCCGTTGTCAGTATCTTCGATGACCATTTCCACCCACCGTGTATCTTTTTCATCCCCCTATCTTCTACTTTCCAGCGGTGAGCGGCATCGGCAACTATCGTTTCTCCATTGTCAAACTCAATTTCAAAACAACGATGATTGATGTAGACAGGACTCGTTCCAGTCACCTGACAAGGCTTCCCGCTTTCATCGAATAACCTATCTCCATCCTCGATGTCCCGCATGGTTATCCACCCGCAGGGCGTTGGCAGCAAAGTATTTAGATCGAGGGCGGTCGCGTAATTGTCTACCCGTTGGGCGTCCATCGCGGGTCGGATAAGACCTGAACGCATGACCTTGCCTTCGATATCCAGTTCGTTACCGATGACTTCGATAATGGGGATTTTGTCACCCACCCATTCCCCGTCTTCCAGAATTCCAGTCCCGGTGACTTTTCTCCAACGAATCTTGGGAACGGAAGTGACTCGTTCTTGCTGGATGATTCCGGTATGACTGTCCTTATGTTCCTGTTTCGACATGACAGACCCATCTTCCATCAGGACAATGGTCTGTTTTACATATTCCGTCCAGAAATATTCGGCATAGACCACCCAATCGTCTCCGTACCAATCGGTGAATTCTTTGCCTTCATATTTGAAACCATCCAGTGCGTCTTCGCCTTTTTTACCGAACTCCTTTTTGAAGTCTTTTTGCTGGACTTTGTAAAGAATGAACCCGTACTTGGCATCCGACCCGTCAGGTTCTTGTCTCGCGGGGTCAAGATGAACGGAGAATCTGTTACGCAGACGTTTGATGCGAATATCCTGCTCGAAAGACATCGGATCGTTGTATTCCGTCAGGACTCGCCAAAATCCAAATCCTCCGTCCACGGCACATTCAAAACCGGTGTCGTAAGCCACGTCGGCACGGGACTTGTCTTGGATGTGTCTTAAAATACCATCATAGATTTTAGCGACTTCCGGGTCGCCCTTATCATCCACCGGACGTACTTTGATCTGGGGTCGGTTCTGACGTTCGTCATTGACGACCTGCATGACGTGCTGGTTGAGCTTGTCCACGACCAGACAAGGACGCGCCCCTTCCGGGTCGTTCTGACGTTCGTTCTTGGTCTTCTCGTCCCATTGTTCCAGATTACGAAAGGCTAAAGCTTCTCTGGCACGGTCACGGTTTTCACGATCTGCGTCGACGCATAACCTGTATCTTTCACGAACAACTTCCAGAAAATCCAGTTCTTCGTTGAGTTCTGCTTCTGTTTTTTCAGCCATTATGCCATCCAACGCAATTCGGAATTTCCGATAAACGGTTTTGGTTCTGTTTTAGGTTTCTCTTCCATCGGCCAGATTAACGATAAATCCGGCTCACAAATTCGGGCCAGGGCATCCAGAAGGTCTTCATGTAATCCAACCGGGAAGGCCATGTATTCTTCTTCAATGAAGGCTTGCACCAAATCCACGGGAACCCGCTGCCAGTCGGTGACGAATTTAGATTTGGGCATCCAGATTCTTCCGGCCTCGAAAAGAGGCAGAAGCCGTTTGATCCTGTCAGATTTGGAAGTCTGACCGCCGACCTCAGTGATGTTGAAACGGTAGTTTTCATGTTCCATTCTCGACTGATAATGCTCAGTATCAGACATTAAGCCGTATTTTTCATATCGGACTTGTTTGGGTTTGTAGTCACGATGTAATTTGAAGAGTCTGTCCCCGCGTTCCTTCAGGTTAAGCCGGTCCCTGACTTCTGGAATACAATAATAATTCTTGTCCACACCCAAACCCACNGCCCACATTGCGGTAAAGTCTGAACCACGTTTTTTTGAACTGGCGGAGTCGCAAACCAAATACCAGTTCAGTTTGCCTTTTTGAATAGAGTCGTAATGTCTTAACCACTCTCTCTTGAATCCTTGCATGGCGTCGGCCTTTGGATTAAGAAGCACATTTGCCGCGAACGTATAGGGTCCCATGTCCTGGCGTTTTAGCCTCAGAACTTCCTCGTTCCAGAAAATAGGTTCTCCTTCTTCGGTGCCATCATGGGTTCCTGGGTAAACCCTGAGTTTCGCCGTTTTGCGGTCAATAATCATCTTGTAAGCGTCGTTGAAATGCCAACGCGTACCGATAAACCGCCTGATCCCTCCCGGAGTAACGCCCAGATTGTACGAATTTTCCAAAGCTGTCTTTGTCTTTTCGATCATTTCCGGCGTACTCACGGAGTCCTTCACGACAATATCGTCATAAATGAGAATCTGGTAATGTTTGGATATAGGCTGACCATCCACCAGCCCCCAAGCTTCCACCGTTGATTCCTTGGGATTGGAATTACGCTTTACAATAATCCCGTCATCCTCATTCCATTTTGGGGCCAGATTCACTCTCTCACCCCACAAAACATCAGGGAATGCGGCGTGGAGTATCTTGTTGGACTCCAGCTCCCGCATGATCTGCAACAGAAACGCCTTGGCGATGGGACGTGTGTGCGAGAAAATCCCGATAGTGATTTCTGGGTTTTTAAGAATGCTCTGGATTGTATACCCGTATGTGATGACAGTTGACTTGTAAAATTCACGCGCCCACAGATCAAGATGTCCGTCTGGGTTCGCTTCAAATTCCCTACAGCGGTCGAAGATAAACTGGTTGTCGATAAACCCCTTTTTGTTAACACAAGGGAGCATGTCCACTCGTTTACAGACTTGGACCAGCAGGTAGTACAAGTCAGCTTGAACCAGTATTCTGACGACCTGCTCCAGCTTACCCTTCTTTCTCCCCAGTTCCTCCAGTTGATGCCAGTAACGAATACAGTCTTCGACTGACAGACTGTGCAGGTACTTGACCTGTTCTGTGGTGAAACATTCCATCAGTAACGTGGTGATGGAACTGGAGGTCTTTCATCCATTGTCTTCTTGGGCTTCTTCATATCTCCCCATCCGTATAACTTGGCATAGTAATCTCTGATTTGTTTAAGTTCATCAGAGAAGACTTTGGCGGCTTTGGGTGATAGCTCGTACATAAAACCTCCTATTAAATTACAAGCCAAGCCATGAAAATAACCTTTGAAACCAATTCTTGGCGTCTGCGGGCCATGTCATTTCAATACCCGTTGGTTCTGTTTTGTGCGCTGTTATTTTTCCATCTTTGTCGAAATCTGTTCTGCTTCCCATGCCGATCATTTTAAGACTTCCGTCTGGGAGCATTTCAGCTTCAAACCAAGACCGAACATCGCTGTGTCCATAAAAAAAAGTAACTTCGTGTTTTGGTTCACCCATTAAAATCTCCTAAAATTTTTTCTGTTCGCCACCAGAATATCAGAAAAATAGAGGTGAGGTAGGGGGATGGGAACCCTAACGATAGGTGGGTGTCGCCAACTCATTTCACCCCTACCCCCCATGTGTGTATACATATAAGCATATTCTAATATAGGTTAGTGAGCACTCACGCCGGCAGGCATGACTTGCAGGACCAGCCAGCCAGGCGTTGACCATCATGGATGCAGGACTGTCCTAACCTGGCTCGCCAATCATGCTCTGTAGGCGCGCATGTAGTCGCGCATGTACTGTCTGTAGCGTAACTTGTGGCGTCTGCGCCAGGACGCACATCGCCTGGTATTACCCTGTCTACCCTTGGCGGTCATTTGTTAATACACGAATGGCATACATACTCAAATAGATGGCCTGCTAAAGCACAAGCTAGAGCCACGTTTACATATAGCTCTTTAGAGTCGAACCACTCACCGCGCAGACGACACCCTGATAAAGTAGCATGCAGACTATGTTCTGCATTGTCGTCTACATCCAGCGTTGCAAGTAGCGTTAGCGGCTCACACGAGCCAGTTTGTAGTTCTCTAAGCCTTGATTCAGGATGTTTGGCTTTACCTATCTTGATAGGGCCACAATCCCCTGACTGTATGAAGTAGATCACTTAGGGGCCTGCATCGGTCTTGATCTGCCTGTCCCGCCGGCGCCTGTACGCCTCATGACGCTTTATAGCCTTTTCATGGCCTGAAATAACCTCTTGAGACGGCTCAGGATCAACGATATCTACTGGGGGAGGTAGGGTAGCGCCTATCTGGGTCAGCAGATATCCAGCCTCTCTGAGCAGGTCTGCGTCAATGATGGTTAACGTAGAACTAGACTGTATTTGCAGAGCTACTTTACCCTCGATACGATCAGCAATAACAGTAAAAGCATTTGAATCTCCCTTAGCAGCCTTGCGGTACATGGCCTCGCACACTTTACGCAGTTTATGCGGCTCTTGAACTGCAATGCGCCGCATGACTTCGGACACAATCCTTGCCGGCTGACTGTTCGTATTCCCCTGCATTGATCGAGATATCTTTATTGATCTGGAATCAGACGCTAACACACTGTTCTCCATTAGTATATTACCGTTTCCTTATTGACCATATAGTTTGTAAGTGCCGCATTTCGTCTATCCATTTTTGTCACAATTCTTTCCTTGTGTTCATAATCATCATCATTAGAATAATCATCATGGATAAATCGAAACAGTTGCAGTGCGAGCGGTGCGGGCACAAGTGGATTACTCGCAAACCATTACCATTTTTGCCTTGCCAGTGTCCACGTTGTAAATCCCCGATCTGGGGTAAACCCCGTAAACAGTAACAGGAGATAGCGAAAATGGATACTAAAATTGAGCAATTTTTACGCTCTGACGATTTCGCCGGCTACCGCACGCGTGGTGATCGTATGATTTTATTGGCTTACAGCAAGCCGTCGCCGGTGCATGGCGGGCCGACGCCGGCTGATCTGCCGCATCTGTGGCCGGATGACATCGCAGCCCTGAGCGCCGAGCTGCGGCAATTACTCGTACCAGCGGCCTAGTCCCTCAATCCCTGGCGCTCGATTTGGGCGCCAGTAGTGGATGAACTACCGGCCCGGCTTGGGCTCAACCTTGGAGGTTATAACGATGAAAGCAATACGCACAAACTCACCCATTAACGGCATGTATACGTACAAAATACAGGCAGACGATGGCCGCGTCTACAACATCGAAAAAGACTATAAAGGCCGTTTCTTTGTAGACGTTACTTCCGGCGTGCCAACCATTGACATAAACACGGTTGCCCCATTCACTGGAAGAAATCCTGATATTGAAAATAAGGCCATTTGTAAACTGATTCGGAATGAAAAATCAGCCTTTGTTCGCCGCGCAAAACATCGGGCTATGCTTGATCTTGGCTTAACCCGCGTCAAAGGCGCATTAGGTGGCGTCTATTACGAGTAAGCGCCTTGTCCTGATACCGCGTGAGAGGCGGCAAACTGGCAAATACGTTAACCAACTGGAGATAAAGACATGAACAGAGACAGAATTTCAGGATTTGAGTTTACCGTTTTCGGCTACACCGTTGAAGTTGTCACGCTTGACCGCTTCCCGTGTGTATTGGCTATATGGCATAACACGCGCTTCGTTTGGCGCATCGGGAAGGTGTAACATGAAAACCATCCATAAGTCAGGCTTAAGCGGTCGCGCCCTTTGCGGGGCTGTCGGCAAAATCAGCGTTTCAGGAATCATGTTTACTTGTCCGGCCTGTGCGGCGGCTAATCGGTCTATAAGCCTAAGCCGTGAGCAAGCCCTAAAACGGATTGAAGCCGTCGCTGCTGAGTATAGAACGCGTCACGCGTAACCCGGAGGGCTGGCTATATTGCCAGTCTCCAAAGTCCGAGCTGGCCCGGATTCTCTCCCGCAAGGGCTTGGGGTATAAGGCCAGCACCTTTTAATTAACGTGGAGATGACTATATGAAAACACCTAACAGCAAGATAGAGAATACCGTAGCTAAAAAAGACGTGCGCTATTATCTGAATGACGCATGGTTAGACGTTGAAAAGAAAAGACTTGTATCAACCAATGGGCATATATGCGCCATTGTTCCCGTTGAAGTGGATGACGGCGACACTACCGGGCCGGTATCCATTGAAGTGCTGAAACAGGCCCGTAAGTATAAATCTACTCATATCAAAACCAACGGCTCTTATACGCTGGATAACGGCAACATTTATAACCGTCTAGGCATGGACCACAAATACCCAGATGTGGACAAGGTTGTACCTAACCGGACAGAGTACACGGTAGAAATAGGATTAGACGCTGCACTTTTGCTCAGGCTGGCGGAGTCTATCAATGATCCGTCCGGGAAATACTCGCATAACATCAAATTGTATATATCAGGCCCGCAGGAAGCCGTGAAAGTCACTGGCAATATCGAAGGGGCCATTGGTGTAATTATGCCATTAAGGAGCTAAACACATGAACATTACACCAGGAAAATGGAAACGCGGTAACAGAGGCGCAATTTATACGGACGACTTGCGCGTAATGATTGCCAACGTCATCGGCCTTGATTTGGGTATCAGGCCAGAGGAAGCTCAAGCCAATGCCCACGCTATCTCACTGTTGCCGGATATGATTGAGGCTCTACGCGATTTTATTACCCACTACGCGGGCCCAAAACGTGAACAGCTAGGAAACGGTTACGCCTATCAATGGTATACGCGGGCAAATAATCTCCTTAAACGTATTGAGGGCTGACCATGAAATACAAAATAGGTGATTCAGTACAAGCCAACACACCAGACCGGAAATTGCATGGCGCCACTGGTACTGTAACGATGGTGCAAGAACGAAAGGAAACAGATCGTGCAATAGACACGAATTACTTTGTTTACTTCGGTGGCGCCTTTGATACACCCATGAATGAGAACGAGCTATCACCGATGAACGGTCAAAATACCCCCATGCTGAGGTAGCTCCCCTATGGAAGATCGTTCAGCCTGAGTCAACTGGTAAAGGAAAAAGAGGGGCTATATGCACACTAAAGCACAGATACACCATATTGAGGCAACCCGTCAGGCGTGGCACGAACATCTAGCAAACTGCTGGCACTGCTATTTCTTCGAGCTATATGCGCCTGAGCATTTCTGTCCTGCCGGCAGGCTTGCTTATGGCGAATTCACTGCCTCCATAGAGGCGCACCGCGACGTTGAGTCGCTCACAGCCACGGACACCGATGGAGGACAATCATGCGAATCACCGACACCAACGAAATAGCCGCTGCGATCCTGACCTGGACTGTCATCGTGTCCAGTGCCTGGGTCATCGGGGGGCTGTTCTATGTGCTGGTGGTCTTGATGCTGTTATGACCATGCACGCCCGCATCCTGTCTCTGGATCGGACATATCCGCCGATGGTCCGGATCATCCTCACTCGCCGGACCGGGAATGTCATCCGCTGCTATATCTGCCGGATGAGGGCTGAAGATGTCCCGATGTGTGTTTTCAAGATGTGTGTTTTCAACAGGAGATAATATGACCGTATCATTTAAAAATAGCGGAAAGATTGATCCTCGCTGTATCAGCATCATAGGTATTTCAGTCAAGGAAACGGAAAATCCTATTGGATTTTTCGGAACTGGCCTTAAATACGCTATTGCCATAATTTTGCGCGAAGGCGGAAAAATCACGGTATGGTCAGGTCTTGAGCGTATTGATTTTACCACTAAATCCATTTCCGTGCGTGGTGAATCGGTTGAACTTGTCTGCATGAATGGACAAGAACTAGGATTCACGACTGAATTGGGTAAGACTTGGAAAGTTTGGCAAGCCTTCCGAGAAATTTACTGCAATACACTGGATGAGAATGGGGTTTCAGCACTTGGTGAAATCCAGCCATCCGAAGATCATACAGTCATTACTGTTAACCTAGATAAATTCACGGATTGTTATCGAGATTTAGGAAAATATATCCTGCAAACAAAACCACTTGTTTCAGGGAAATATATTTCCTTTCATTCCGAACCGTCTCATTCAGTTTTTTACCGTACTATTTCCGTTGTCAATTCTTGGGAATCGAAACCATTCTTTTTTACTCCCAACATCGAATCAAGAATTGATTTGACCGAAGATCGTACCGCTAAAGATCATTGGCAGATTAAATCCATTTTATCTCAAGCTATTTTAAGCTGTGAAGATAAAAACTTTCTTGAAAAATGGCTGACGGTCGGGCCTGAGTTTGCTGAATATACGATTGATCTGGATTGGCCGCATAAACCTAGTCAGGAATTTTTATCCGT